CCTTACGACTACCGCCGCCTTTGCCGTCATCGTCGTCACCGCCCACTTGAAGAGAGTCAAGCTCCGCAACAGACTCAATAGCTTGGGTCAATGCCTCTTCGGTAGACATCTTACCACGAGCCATTAGCTCCTTAGCTTTAAAGTAAATAGCTTTTTTGGTATCACTGCTTATTACGTTTTTGTCTGAGAACCACCAGAATCCTTCATCAAAACCTTCTAGTTTATCTTTAAACTCTTTTGTCTCAAGGATACGGTCAAAGGCTTCTGTTTCCTCAGGTGTCGCAGGCTTGACAAGCGCATTAGAAGAACCGAAAAGAATTGAACCTGCTCTCTCTAAGGATACACCACCTGTTTCAATTGCCTTAGCAAGTGCTTCGTTTCCGTTGTCTCTGGCTTGTTGAGCAAAGAGCGCACGAGACACACCTTGTTGTGCAAGTACCGCGTCTGCTTGGTCAAGCTCACGTTTACTAGCGGCCTTCTGCATAGTTAAAGTTTCTTCAGCTATTTCCATTCTTCGTTCAGCTCTACTTTCTACCTTAGCTTCCTGAGCTTGAGCTTTGTCTGCTTCCGCAAACCGTTGACGTAGCGCAGGTACACGCTCAGGAGACACACGACTAACAATCTGTAGTATCTTTTCACGGTCTTCTTTCTTGTTAGGGTCTAGCTGTGCTAACGCTTCTTGAGCTTTCTCCTGCATAGAACGAGCATCCACTCGACCACCAGTGAGCGCCCCTACACCCTTACGGAAACCACCTAACGCTTTCTGTTGTAGTGCAATCTCTCTGTCACGTATAGAAGCCCCTTGCATAGGGTCAATAGGAGCCGAGCCAACGCCTGTTAATAATCCTGCTAAATCTTGTTGTGCCATTATCTTAATCTCCTATTAGTGTTGGCTTGGGTCGTTAGGGTGAAGGTCGTGAATGTCTAGCCATCCATCTTTGTCTGTGTCTACACCACCGCCTTGGCTTCCTGTTGCTCCGCCACCGATACCTCCTGTAAACCCGCCTGTTGGCGTTCCACCGCCTCCAAACAAACCCCCTAAACCTAGACCACTTAACAAGCCGCCTGATTGGAATAAACTACCAAGACCACCTACAAGACCACCGGAATACTGTCCTGTACCTGCGTCATAAGCACCTGTAACAGCAGGCAACGCACCGGCAATAGCCGCACGTTCTAAGTAGTTAGCCAGTTCTTCACCCTGAAGCATACCCTCAATACCTGTACCTTCAAGCTGAGCCGCTAATTCAGCACCTGTTCTAGCGCCTGTGGCCGAAAGCTGTGCAGGAGTAGCAGCTGCGCCAAAGAGGTCAATAGCCTCACGCTGTCCTTGATAGGCTTGGTCAGTAAGNAAACCCGCTGCTTTAAGCTGTTGGTCGCGTTCGGCTAAGGCTGCTGTACGNGCTGTAGAGCTTGCGCCTAGCTGTGCTTCTGCTCTTGCTTTCTCAAAGGCAAACTGTTCTGGAGTACCNCCNTACTGNGCAGAAGAAATACCACCACGACCACTAGAGAACAAACCTTGTTGCATAGCTAAACGATTACGTTCTTCTTCNGGACGCTGTGCTGCTCTAATGCTCTCGTAGTACTCACTAGCCATTCTACTTGGGTCAGCACCGATAGCACCATAGATAGACTCTGCTTGTCTGAATCTTTCATTCTGTCGGCGTTGTTCTTCGGCAGACAATGATAAGTCTAAACCACCTTGAGCGTTAGTACTACCTGTGGCTAAGTTACTTGTTACTGTGTAAGGTTGGAAGGAAGAACGGTCAATAGCTAACTGCCCTGCGGCCTCACCCATAGCTACAGCGGACTGACCTGCGGCTCTCGCGTCGTCAGCACCTGATGTTCCTAAGTAGTACTGACCACCTACGTTTAATAAGTCTGATACTAATGACACTATGCTAACCCTCCAATAATAAATGCTAGTAACTCAGTGTAACGTACACCAAGCCTTGTTTGTTCTACACCGTTGTCGTCCGTCCAAGTAGAGCTAATAAACAAACCGTAGTCTCCTGCGTCCAAACCTTCGGCAGCAAAGGCAGCCTGTAAGTCCTGAGCAATAACACCGAAGTGATACCTAGCTTCGTTACCCTTCTGCTCTACCGCTGAGTTCCACTTAAACTTACGTATCAAGCCTTTACAAGCTACAGCCACACGGGTCTCTACTTCAGTCAGCTCTTCAATGCTTTGCTTTTCAGTAGCGTCAGACGTGTTAATAGTACCGTTGTCTGCGTAAATGTTGTCAAAATTAGAGCCTGCTCTGCCTAAGTCAATAGCGCCACCATTAGCACCGCCGGTTGATATCTTTGCGGGAGAAATGTTACCAGAGAGATAGCCAGTTGCAGGGTCGTTCGCATTAGCATAACGTAAAGAAATATTACCGCTGCCTATAGTTAAGTCATCAACATCAACAGCTGTATCACCACGTACACCGCCAACTACAGTGCCTCCTATTTTAAACTCACTTAGGATACCGTTGGCAGCTTTGTCCACTACTAATCCGGTAACGTCTATGCCTGTATTGGTTGTTGATAGTTTCTTGCTGTTGGCGTAGTACACGTCAGTAGACCCGCCTGTAGTTGATACAATGTACTTACTCTGTCCTGTAACACCACCGGCTAAAGTCAAGGAAGTGTTGCCTGTGATAAATAAACCGCCAGTACCTGTGTCTTCAATGTATGAGTTTGAACCTGAATGGTAGATTTGTAGGTCATCATCATCACCTAGCAGAATTTTAGCAGCATCAGGCATATCAACATTACCTGCAATAGAAACACCATTAGTATCCGTAGCTATTTTAGGAGAGTTGTCGTAGTAAAGAACTGCCCCGCCATCTTCTGTAAACGACGCTAGTGTTTCAGTACCTAAAGGGTTCTGTAGAACTACGTTGCTTCCTCTTAGTTCTAAATTACCTACACCTACGTCAGCTATGACACTATTAGAAGAGTCGTAATAAATTTCTAATTGGTCGGCGCTGCCTAGTTTAATCTTTTGATTATCAAGTAAGTCTAAAGATGTAGCGTTAATAGCACCTGCGGCAATGTTAGCTGTAGCAATAGTAGCTGTAGCAACAGTAGCAGTAGGTATAGTTACTGTACCTGTGAATACCGGTGACGCGAGGTCAGATTTCTCGCTGCTCATGGTTGAGATGGCAGCAAACTCTGCTCCGAACTCAGAGCCTTTAATAATCTTACGAGGGTCGTTTATTGGAAATCCGTCTTTCTCTGTAAAATTAGTACTTGGGGAATAATTGGCCATTATAGTAGTCTTCCTGTTTTAGCTAGTATGTCAATTTTTTGTATTGAAAAAGGACTGTTGTTTATTGTAGAAGTAACGCCAATGGAAACTACGTTACCAGAACCTGTTGTATTTACTTTAGGTGTATTAACATCTAAACCGCCTGCAAACTCTGCCGTTGTGTTAAACTTTGCAACTCCAAACTCAGCGGCCAGTCCACCACCTATAGTAAACGGTTGCTTTGTGTAGTTCTCTGCATAGTCATAACCCCAATTAAGAACGGCTGTTGCATTCTGACCACCTATAACTGTTAGGTTAAACTTCTTTAAAAACTTAACAACAGTAGAGTCTCCAAAGTCTAAAGGCTGACTAAAGTAACTCATGGTGTACGTGTCTGCATCATCAAGATAACCATCATGCTGTACAATACCTGTAGACAGTCCCATGTAAAAACCGTTAGAGGCTACTTGAGCAAAGGACAAAGGCATTACACCTGACCAAGTAGTTGCTCTAAACGAACCGTCTTCCAAGGGAGTTCTTACGTCAAAACAATAAGTAGTGTTACTCGTAGGGAAAGTTATTAAGTAAAAAGCATCGTCAGGACTATAAGTACTCTTAACAGGTAGCGATTCTGCTTTAACAAAAGACATTAGGTCAGTACGTACGTTCTTACTAACGTCACGCAGAGGTAGTGACTTCTCCTGTATAAGCCTCCCTAAGCTCATTACACCACGATTAGATAGGAACAGTATGTCATTACCAGTAGCCTGCACAGAGTCCCTCTCAATGCATCCTATGCCCTCTACGGTGTCCTTTAGGAAGATGGTAGAGGTTGCACTAGCAGGGTTACCCGAAACACCTGCTCCACCTTGCGCTCCGTCATAAATTAACATGGAGTGCTTGCCGAAGATAATAAGCAAGCCGTTATGCTCTGTCAATGCTACAATCTCATCGTAGCCTTCAGGCCAAAACTTAGTAACGTCTATTTCAAAAGAATCGGTTCCGTTAAACTCTTCCCCGTCTAACAAAGTAGAAGCATATACTGTGTGTTTGTTACCTGTTACATTGGCTACCCACAGACGACCAAACGCTGCTAATACTTCGTTACCAAAAGGAGCATCGTGATTGCCTTTTACTACCTTAATAAGTGTAGTGGAACCTGCCTTACTAACAAGAGGCTGGTGGTCTTTCTGAAAGAAGTAAACGTCGTTGTTAAATGATACTATCTTCCAATTGTTTGCTGTGATAGTGTAATCAAGAGGAAGAGTACACGCTGTCAGTGTAGTCGTACCGTGGAATATCTGATTGTTACCTGCTGAGAATAATACAACACCTCCGTCGTATTTAGTAAACTCTAGCATACTTTCAATACCACGGCTAGTACCTAGAACCGCACCGCCGTTAGTAGATACGTTGTTATAGCCCTTACGTGCGCCGATACGACCACGACTGTCAATTACACAATTATCAGCAACTGACGCAAAGTTAGGACTCATGCCCACAGGAGATTCCTCGGTGTTTAAACCGAAGAACGCAGGTGCGGCTACTGTTAAATTACGTAATTGTTGGCTCATACGTCATACCACACTGTTTCAGTGGGGAACCTACCCGCGTCCATAGCAACAGCATCGGACAAAGAAGACTGAGCAATTGCATATAGTTTACTTGTGCTAGTTCCTCCTAACTCTCCTCGTTCCTCCGCTGCCATAGCGTGAGCAAGCTGAGTAATAGGTAGGAAAGGCGCCTTGATGTTATCAGTGCCTTCGGTCAAACGGTCTGACCTATCGACAACGGTCATTCTGATTTTATACACTCCATCAGGAAAAGGATAAATAGCAATCTCAGGACGTTCCTTAGTATTATCTAAGCCTGTATTAGCGTAGTACTCAGGTGCTCCTGTTTCTGGACTATCTTCACTAGTAAAAATATCGTACGTAAAGTTATCCTGAGTATTTAAATCTAGTAGTTGTTTACCTGTACTGTCAACTACTTGTAGTGTTGTATAGTTAAAGTTTAAGTCTAAAAAAGGGTAGTAGCGTTGTCCCTCGACTGTATTAAACCGTTCAGTCCTGCGAAGCTGTGACCAATTCCACGCGTTCTCAACAACACTAATTGAATCGTTGACAAACTCTCCGATTAACTTTGAGTATGCTGAAGTGTTAGGGGACGCTACTTCATCCTCTCTTAACCGACGCAGTACACTGTTTATTGCATCTAAATATGTCATGTTGTTTTATACCTTAAAATTAAAAGTGCTTGCAAAAGGGTCTTCAAATAAATTATCGTACTCTTGTTTTTGTTGCTTTCTTTGTGGTGCTTGCATTAGTTGTTCCTGCGGACTAACACCTATCTTAGTTTTAAACTTAAATAAATCTTTACCAAACAAACTATCTGTAGTCCTTGTGCCTGACAGCATACCCATGCTTGGTAAGTTTAAGTTTAAGTCAGGTAAAGGTACGTCCGGTAAGTCAGGTAAGTCAGGTAACTCAGGTAACTCTGGTACGTCAGGTACGTCAGGTAAAGCGTCCGCAAGGTCTTCGAGAGTATCTCCTGTTGCGTCTATAATATCATCAATAACGTCTACTACAGGTTCAAATGTATCAGCTACAACATCTATAGTGTCGTCAATAACATCTCCTGTTGCGTCTATAATATCATCAGCAGCGTCTACTAAAGGGTCAGCGGCATCAGCTAAAACATCTACAGTGTCGCCAATAACATCTCCTGTTGCGTCTATAATATCATCAGCAGTGTTTATTATAGGTTCAAATGTATCAGCTACAACATCTATAGTGTCGCCAATAACATCTCCTGTTGCGTCTATAATATCATCAGCAGTGTCTACTACAGGTTCAAACGTAT